TTCTGATAAGCATACGAATCGGCTACGATGGAAATTCGGTTGCCAATGGTCTTATTGTTGTTAATATTCTCACCGGCCTGCGATCTGAACCCTTTTTCAAGAACATCTCCAAAATATAAGCGCTCTTCGATTTGAGTAGTCCAGACACCATTGCCTTTTCCTGTCTCTGGATCAATTTCTTCGACAGTGTCTACGTAGCCGATTATTCCGTAATACTTAGACATGATTGTTATAGTTTATTTGCCTTCGATGCACGGATCAAATCTGAGTTTCATGAGTTTTTCCTCCTATGAATCAGATCAGTGAGTTGTTTTAGAGCTAATTACGCCGCCATCAACAGATGCAGGTACTTCGTTCTCGAACAGAACGATAGCAGAATACGGCTTTACCAGAGCACCAGAGCAACGTGTTTCAATCAGGTATTTCTCCTGGTTGTAGTCGATGTCGAAGTCTTCGAACATGTTGATCGCACCACCCTTGTCTGCACCTACATTGTAGTCTGCAAGGTTAACGATGATACCGATCAGATTCTTTCCGTCAACCTGATGGCCTTCCATAACCGGAACAGTAACGATCTTGCTAACACGCATAGCTGTAGCGAGTTCCTGTTCTGTCTTATAGAGCTTGTGACCAATATCATCTTCAAGAAGCAGCATGTCTGTCAGCCAATCTTCTGTGGTGAAGAGAGTCGGGTTACCAGAGCCCTTATAATCCTTACGAGCCTTAACAGCAGCACGAATTACAGCCTTGGCCTTATCGTCCTCAGTTGCATTCTCGCCAAATGTTACGGCCTTCTTGATTGTGAAGAGGTCTGCATCGTTTGCAATCGGACGTACATGATCTTCAGAGATCTTGTCGTCGTCAGAAGCTAAACGACCATCACCAATCAGGAATGCGCGAGCGAGTTCCTCGTTCAGCATCATCCTCATTTCGCCCTTGATCCAGGCAACAACATCGAAGTCTGTGATGTCAATAATATCATCACGATCCATCTTCTGCTTCTTATAAACTGTCTGCGGTGTAGTAGCTCTCTTAAGCAGGGAGAATACTTCTTCCTTCTTCAGCTTGCCCTTAATATAACCACGAGCACGTGCTTCGTCTTCAGTGATGTTAGCGAACTGGCTCTTTACGCGGCTGAACGGTGTATGATGAACAGCACCCATGACAGTCTGAACCCATTCAGTGTCGCGCTTGATCCACTCAGGGGTGTTGTTGAGGTTCCTATCCTCCGGGAACAGCCATTCGATGCCATCAATGCCGTAATCCTCAGCATGCGCAAGAACGGATTCACTCAGGGATCCCTGCTTCTTAGCATCCTTAAGAATTACTTCCATGTCGGCGTGTGTAAGTGTATTTGCACCACTGGATTCTTCCATGTCAAATACATTGTGCTTCATATCGTATCCTCCATACATATCGTAGTGTTCGACATCATCGTCTTCATCATCGTCGGAAGCTCCACCTTTTGCGTCTTCCAGAGCCTGGCCGATCATGAAGTAAACAACGTTTTTCTGTTCTTCTGTCAGTTCGTCAAATACGTCTTTGACTGTCTTTTCTTTATCTGCCACTTTCTTATCCTCCTTAGCAGCTTCTTCTTGTTCTTCTTCCTCCTCTTCAGAATTGGCGTGCGCAAGTTCTAGTTCTTCGTCTGTGTAAATTGTTGCGTCGTAATCGTTAAGTTCTTCTTCTGAATGAGCAAGAGTCGGAACGTCAATAAAAGCCCCCGGGTTTGCTCCAGCGAGGACTAAACTAACTTCTTTAATTGATCCATGGAGAACATCACCGCCTTTTTTCTGTTTAAGCTTGTTGGCATAAATAGAAAGGTGGTCAATATCTCTATGTGCTACTGCAGTTTTAGCATCCTGTGCCTGAGGTGTATCGTTAAACCAGCCGTACGTGTATACACCTTCCGGTCTATTCTCGAGCAATGCATGCCCAAGAACGTTTGAAACATCACTATGCCCATGCATCCAGACAAGCGGCACAATTTTGCCATCATCGTCCTTAAAAGCATCTCGTCTGATGGTTCTACCGTCAGCACAGCGGATGTCATTACGAGTAGCCCAACCACTAAAATCGTAATCGCGTTCCATTTTGAATTTTCTCCTTAAGATTCTTGTTGATCCATCGGTTCGCCTTGATCGCCAGTAACTTCTGCTGCTTCCTGTTCGGTTGCAGCAATTTCTTCTGGTGACTGGTTAAGATTCTTGTTCCTAAGCTGATCTGCGCTTGGATCATCAGACGGCTTCATGCCAATGACGCCTCTAATTTCATTAGAAGTCATGATTTCATTACGTGTGAATTTATCTGCAATCTCTGCGATCTGGCTAACCGGTACAAGTCTAAATGGATCTCTAAAGAATTCGATTGACTGAAGCTGCGTTCTGGCTGTTTTTGTCAGGAACTTTCTCTTCATCTCATCAGTAATAGCCGAGAGAATCGGTTCGATAGTACGGTTATAGTAGTTCAGCATTGTCGCTTCGTCTGCTGTCCCCTTCATGACCTCTTCTGTAATTCCTAACTGGCTGTATAGCATGCTCGTTAAATACTCGATTTGGCTCATGAGGTTGTTTTCGACTGAGCGGTTAAGCTGAGTTACATGTTCCGAAGAATCGATATAGGCAATTCCGTATTTCGATCCTGTAAGCTGAACCTCAATATCTTTCCGACGCTGCTCTGCCTGCTGACGTCGTGCTTCAGTTTTTACTGCATAGGGAAGCTGAATAATCAGATCAAGCTTCCCGGATCCGCTCTGCTCGTCAATGACATCGAGGATATTAAGTTTCCTGATCAGTCTCTGAAGAGTAGAGTTTGGTTCATTCATAACCGTATAAAACGGATTTTCGACAACCGCAATGGCAGCTTTTGGCATAGTAATCTGCCTGTGCTGGCCTGAGCGATCGTCATAAAGGTCAATTCGCACATGTCTCGGATACCATTCCAGAATCTTTCCAACTCGCATGCTTAAAATGTTGAAAGTATTGTTTCGGAATGGAGAAATATCAGTATCGACTGGGACAATAGCAATAGCGCCTTCATCAAGCATACTCATAACAGCATCCTGAATGAAGGCTCTGCTTGTCTGGTCAACATTGGCTTCCACTGTCAAGCATTCCTGGAGAGTGCTTGAAATATCAGCTTTGTAATGGCCATTTTCATCGACCCGAACATGGCGAATGTCTATAGCTGCGCAATCGATAGCAATACGATTATAAACAGCTGATACGATAGAGCGTTCATGCCCTCTAGTTAACTTTGGTCTGAACGGATTGTAAGAATATCCACCACTAACCGTGTAACTGGGAGGGTCATATGGCTCTCTATTTAAAAAAGCGTTCCAAGCATGCTGGATGCGCTCTGATAAAGACGGCATCGCTAGCCCTCCTTTATGCTATTATTAATGCCTATTTTTTCTATAGCCTTTATACTCCTGATATGTGCTATATATAGCTCCAGACCCAGGAAGTATTACATTAGCAGCAGCGGCTATGACAGCATCTCCATACATTTTTCCGCCATTAAGTCTTCTGCCACCAATAGTCTCATATTTTGAATTCATTGTGGAACGAAAACTTGTAGCGATTTTTTTGCCAATCGTCTGCTGCTGCCTAACTTTTGCTGCGATTTCAGCGTTTGTTTTAGCATTATAGGCATACTTAGATGCTACTGCACGCTGATGCTTTGTTCTAGCGTTTTTTGCTCTATACTCCTGCTGTCTAGCATATGTATTTAAAACGGCTTCCCTTCTTTTCATGCCGTGGCCTTCCCAATATCTATCTTTATATGTTTTAGCCTCCGACATTCTTTTGTATTCATCAGCTTGCATTCTGTACGCTTCGGCTTTATCGTTTGCTCGGATTCGCCCTCTTCTTGTTCTAGCAGTTTTGACTTTTGCAGCATATTTATCGGCTTTTTGAGCATACTTTTTATAATTTGCATAGTCTTTTGCCGATGTTTTCGCTGAAACTCCATACCTGTCTCTTCCGGCAGCAGTTAAAGAACCGTCTTCATTCTGGAAACGACGTTCGCCCCATTTCTGGCCTTTGATACCGTAGTGATAAAGCTCAGAAGAATATCCAATATTAGTCATCGCAAAATCTCCTCATTCTGTTTCTTGTTTTCTTTTTTCATTTTTTCTATCAAGATCATCATCACTGTTCATGTACTTTACGTATGTTGCTCCGGCAGCAACAGCGATAGACGTTTTTGCCACGGAAACAGGCTTTGTCATTTCATCTAACAATACTCTTCCAACTGCAAAGTTATGCCCATCTTGTATTTCTTCGTTGGTAAGTTCGCGAACTTGCTTGTCGATTTTGCCGGCCGAGTTCTTTTTGAAATTATCATTGTCAAACACTATAGTTGCTCTAGTGTTGAAGCCAGAATATTTTCTATCATTCACATCATTAACGCCCTGATAACCTGCTTCTTTCAGTTTTGAAAAGAATTTGCTTTGCATACTTGCAGATTCCTTATCGTTGCCAAGCAGACCGTAAGTGTTAAATAATTCGTACTCGGATCTTTTTTCTCCGGGAATTGACTTCTTTAAAACCCCGAATTGTTCTGTTAGTTTTCTAAACTCAGGGTCATTTTTCTGTAATTCCTTATAGGCTTTTTCGGCCGATTTATTTGATGCAACTTTAATATCTTTTTCAACGTTTGCGGTTATCGCATACTTGTTTTTGCCTTTGCCAGGGCCTAAACCGATCATGCCTTGCTGCTCTTTTCCGAATAATCCAACATACTTTTGCTTATCATTCTCTGTATAAGCAGTATAAAAAGCTTTTCCATTTTCTAATCGATTTTGGTCCATTGAAAGCGTCTGAATTGTTGTTCCAGACTTGATGGTTTCATCAACAAAATTTCTACCGTATTGTCTGTAAGCGTATACTCCAGCAGCAGTAAGTGTTACTGCAGCTGCAGCAATAGCAGCTTTTCTGGCAAACTCTAAATTTTTACGAGCAACTTCGTCAGCTTCTTCTTTTGAAATATGTTCATATCGTTCTTGATATGACTTTGACATTTCATTTATGGTGTTTCTATCGTATTCTTCAATTTTGTTTTTTAATTTATTAGCAATTCCATAGCGATCTCTACCAGCAGGAGTAAGAGAGCCATCCTCATTTTGAAATCGTCTGATGCCCCACTTCTGGCCCTTAATGCCATGATGGTAGAGTTCAGTTGTATAAGTGTAGTTCATTATCTGCCACCTGCTCACTTTTTGTAACTGAGCTGCGGATAGCTCGGCGTAACTTCTCTCCATTCGGCTTCAAATATGTCTTTGTATCGTCCCATACTATGTGACTTCTGGAACACGTCAATCATCCGCGCTGCCTTCTTTGCTCCAGCAGCAATTTTTTCTGGATGATCTATTGCATACAAATATGTTCCGGTTAAGGCAAGTGTGCCAACAAATGCAAGCCCTGCTCTGCGAAGTTCTTCGTTTATTTTGGCAGCCGAATGACTATAATTCTTTTTTTTCATTGTTCGGTCAATTCGTTCTGCACCTCTTCGACCGTATCTGCGCCTATCCTGTTCGTAACGCCTTGCTGCAGCCCTGTTAACGCCTTTCTTGGTCATTCTATCAGCAATACGTTTTGCTCCTCGACGTCCGTATGTTTTAATATCGCTATCAAGAACTTTGTATCGTTTCTTCCCAGCAGGAGTAAGAGAGCCATCCTCATTTTGAAATCGTCTGATTCCCCACTTCTGGCCCATAATACCATGATGGTAAAGTTCGTCTGTATATGTATAATTCATAAAGGCACCTCAATAATTCGAGGTGTGTGAATAATAAGCTCGAAGCTTTCTGTTCGGAATTTCGTCGATAAGCCCTTTTATACCACTTACTGCCGTAGCGCCAATAGAAGCAACCTGAACAGTTCTTGCTGTTTTTGCATCAATATATCCATACCTATGAGCAACTTCAGAACCAATTGATGCATAAGCCGCAGCTTTTGCAATAGCGCTCGTGATTTTGGCATTAGAAGTAATTCGAACTCCTTTTTTGTACAAAATTTTTCCTTCATCAGCCAGTTTGTCTTCCTTAAGATGCTTATAATCTTTCTTAAGTCGTTTCTTTGTTTCTTTTACTCTGGCTTTAGAATATTGAACATCGTACTTGCTAGCTTTTCCGCTTTTATACTTAGCTTTAGCATCACGATGTTTTTCTTTAGCCCTTTCATAGCTGTCTAGCGAACTTCTGTAGCGCTTAAGACCAGCTTGTGTATACGAGCCATCATAATTCTGATAACGACGAACACCCCATTTCATTCCTCGAACACCAAAATGTTTAAGTTCGTCTTCGTATGTGTAGTTCATAAAAATATCGCCCTCACTAATCAAACGCATCTTGGTTTGCCTTATAGGCGACATATGCGTCCATCATTGCAGCCACGTTATCGATCTTCTGGTCTCTACGCATCTTATAGAGTTTTCTGTTTCC